GTACCCCCAACCCCTCGATACTCGAAAGGGTGGGGGGATGGGTGGGTTTTACTCTTGGAATCTTTCCCAGAAACTCTCCGTCCACTCCACCCAATCGCCACCGCGCCTATGAGCCTCGGCCATGCACGTCTCCTTATCGGTGTCGATATGGATGAGTTCTCCCCCGTTGCAATCTCTGACGATCGTATCCCTGTCTATGCTCATGGGCAACGTGCGCACGATCCACACGTTGCGCCACCGTCCGTTACGGGTGCGCACCATGTCGATGAGGTCACGGTACACGGCGAGCACGTTGGACTTGACAGCCGAACGCGAACGGCCCATGGCCTCGTATAGCCTGTCGATGTCGATGATAAGGTCATTCCGTCCGGCGTTGCGCTGGACGTATTCGGACTTGCCAGCGCACGGGCTTCCGCATACGATGTAGATATGTCTGGCTGAATTTTGGGAATAACCCCATCTCTCATGGATGGCGTTATGGCATTTATGATGGACCACCATGATATTATCCGGGTTCAGCGAGATTTGCGCATCAAAAACATTAGATTCTGTCAGTTCGGTTTTATGGTGGCATATCGCATCGTAGGATTTTATTATCGGCTGGTGGCAATAATCGCAAATGATTTCCCCGTCCCGTGCCACGCGCTCCGAGATTATTGTGGCGCGTAATTTCTCCCACTCGGTCGAACGATAGAAGCTGAATAGATCGGAGAACATGAAAAGAGTAAAAAATAGGGGATTTAAAAAACCCCCTTTTTAGATGGTTTCAAAACACCCCTGTTTTAAATTGGTTTTACGGATTCGAGTTTGAGAAATAGATCGATGTAAATCGTACTGCTGGGTACATAGAGTTTAAGCAAGTCATCCTCCAACACCAGATTGGTTATGCTGTCATGGTCCACATCGAACGATATCTTTGAACCTGGTAGATTGTTCGGGAAATTGCTTTGGAATCCATATAGCCAACGAGAATTGTCTGATGAATAATAAGAAATGAATTCCTTTGCTATCGCGGTCACATGGACGGGACAGAACGAATAGAACGGTATGCTGTAACGGTGATTCGTAGCGAAATCCTTGTCATAGGGGACGAAATCAGTCAGCTTATAGCATGAGGTTGTACCGACGGTTTGATTAGATAAACCGTTGGAAAAACTACGATTTATAGTTTTAAGGACCGCTCCGATAGCCACGTTCGAGATTGTCGGGTCGGATGAATCGGTGTAATATATCGATGTTAGAACATGAGGATATTCGTCATAGGCGCATAGCATATCACGGGCCTTTATATTGCTGGTAGTCACTCCGATACGGGCCACCGCACGGATAGTCTCGGTGTAAACATTTACCGCGCCTTTGGGTAGTGCGTGATAATTGACATTGGTGGTGGGCAATGTTGCGCCTGTCGGTTTGACAAGAACAAGGCGCATATAATCGTAGGTCGAATAAAGATAAGGTACATCATCGGAGACTTCTCCACCCCCTATTATTGCGTTGGTACGTCCAAGGGTCATGCGACCGCCTCCGACATGGAGACGGTCGTAAGGCCGTCGTAGGCCGTGAGGCTTACGAGGTCAAGCTCCCCCCCCATTACCGAGGGATATAACATCCTCAACCCATGCGGTGAATTGGGTACTCGTACCTCCAGGGCTTGCCAACGGAGTTTCATAGACAATCGATTGATCCACATCGAAGACAACCGAATTATCAGCCCTAACGGTTGCGTAAACTGTTATTGGTTTGTAACGATATGTTCCTGAACCTGATACCACTCCGGTTGGATTCATCCAAACCTTGAGTTTAGAGCCAACGGGCAATCCAGTTACTGTTATCGTGTTAAAGTTGATTTGAGTATCAGTAATTGTGTATTTTGCCACATAACTGCTATACGTCTGTCCAGTAAGATTCGCATAACGTTTCTGGTTTTCGTGATAGAACAAATTTAGTGTATTCCCGATTGTATATTCATTGATTGTTGTTTGTGCATAAGTTTTGTTACCAGTCTGCGAACCAGATTGAATGATTGATATGCCGACAGTGATTAAAGCGTTTGTGTTGCTTATCGTAGGCACTTTAGCATAAGCCATTGAGGTATCATCGACACCCTTGAAAGCGTTAGTAATCCCTCTCATGCGCACACCCCCTCATGTGCGCATGAGATCAGATAATCAGATTCCCCCCCCCCGTCATAGAGATAAAGGGTCGCGCTCGTCGCAAGTACGGTATCAGTTAAATCAGTTGAACCAGTGGTGACAGTCGTTCCACCGCTTCCACCTATACGCTTGTAGTTCAAATGTACCTTGTTTTGATATATCGATATGGTACTGAATAAACTCACATTGGTTACATTTGAAGATAATTCGTGTCTTGTTCCGATGATCGGTTTCCAAAAAGTGCTAACAGGCCCGACACCATGAAGAAATGTTTTAACATTGTCGCTATAAATATACTCCAAATCCCACGGTACATCGTCGGGAATGTTCTTAAAATCATCCACCGTTAAACCAGTCTTAATCGTCACACTACCCATCTTGCTTCCGTTCGTAATCCCTTTCATTAAAATCATCCCTTATGGATAACGATAGTCGGAATCGTTATCGAAGTGTTCACGCTCCCATACACATAGACACCGCCAGCATACGTTTCACATACCGAGGCATAATTACCGCTTGATGCCTCTGTCTGTCCAAATACTACTTCTGCCACATCGTTCGCCGTCACACCGCTTAAAGCGATTGCGCACCTGTAAGCGTAATCGGAGTAGGTCGCATCGGCTATCCATGCGCTTGCCGTCTGATTCGTGAATATCGTAGCACCTTTCGCGCTTATGACGTTCGCGCTCGTGATAGTGATGTTCGTTCCAGCCGTCAGCTTGTTCTGCTTTCCGCTTTCCACGGCTGTCATCCTTGTCAGAAGATTCTTGATCCTTGCCCAGATGCTCCCCGTCGTGGATGCCGTGTCCGTGGAATCCCCCACATCGGTCTCAAGACCGTCCAGCCGTCCGTCCAGCTCGTTGTAGTCGGTCTGCTCCTTGCCCTCGATCTCGGAGAAACGGGCTTCCAAGGCGGTCCTGTCCATCGTCTCCACGAACGACCTGTTCTCTTTGATTCCGTGGATTGCCATGCGGATAATATCAGCGCATCGGTTAAAATAACTTATCGCATGATACGAGTGTGTGCTTAAGCACCCAATACTGAACGTGCGCTTAAGCGCACGTTCAGAACTCTCTGCGCTCGGCTAACGTCTTCCGTAGTTCAAGCTCCAATGCTTTGAAGTCGTAATCTGTTTTCGCGCGGTCTCTGAAATCGTCCGAGAAGTTCCTTAAGAACACCTGTATCGCCACCAAGTCGGGCAACGCCTCTTTCTCCACGATCTCGACGTACTCGACCATCTCCCCATCCTTGTTAGGCCGTGTTCCGCACTTCTTCTCGGTGTACTTGTAGCCGATGGCACGCCTGTATAACGCCAGCTTGACCTCTGGAACGCCTGAACGTCTGGCCGTGTGTAGTGCATCCGACAAATCCTTATGTTTGCTGATATGGTCCTGTAAGGTGCTCAATCCGATGCCCAATGCCGAAGCAATCTCGGCGTTGGTCGCTCCGGCCTTGGCCCATGCTATGATTTCGTTCTGCTTGGGCTGGATGACAGTCTCGTAGATATTGGGTCTTCCTCTCCCGGCCATTCAGATTCCACCCCTCTTGAGGTTGTTGATCTCAACGTCGTGCTTAGCGACGTTACGCTCCAACGTGTCTATCTTGTCAGCGTGGGCATCGAGGCGTTTATCGCGCCTCAAGCCCTCTTTGTTGAGTTCCTCGATGGACTGGTTCAGCTTGATGATGTTGCTGTTCAAGCTCAAGATGGGCTTGAGCAGAACAGCCAAGCCCGACACCACCGTGACAAGGGTGGTTAGGAACAGTCCGAGGAACTCCAAATCCAACGCAATCACTCTTTAGGCTCGGTGGGTTCGGTAGTCTCTACCGTGACCGCCTTATCGGACGGCTTCTTGCTCTGCTTGTAGATCTGGTTCGCATATACCGCGCATCCGGCGACAAGCACGCCTTGGATCAATCCTGTCCATAGCGAACCCTCGCTAAGTCCGTGGTTAGCGAACTCGTAAAGCAAAGCGAAGTTTATCCCCAGCAATCCGAGAAGCAACGGGAGATACTTGCTATCGAGAAGCTCCGACCTCTTTACGGCCTCTCCGATGAGATATAGGATCGGCACGAGGACAAGAAGCTCCGGCTGAACATACTCTGCGTAATCCATGTTTAGGTTATCCTCGCTCGGACATAATATAATTATTCCCCGTTCCGAGCATAGATGCGAACGTACAACCCATTGACGTATGCCGATTTGGTCCTCAATCCCAAACGTGCGCATAGCCTACGCGAGAACTCGATTCTTCCTATGGGCTTCTCGGTCTCATCGACGTACTGCGAATAGACCTCGCTCGTAATCTGTCCCTCGAACATCTCCGGGCCTCTCTCCCTGATGAACTCATCCAAGCCGTCGGGTATCTCGGACTTCACGATCACGCGAATCATCCCGTTCCCCGTGCATCTCTGCTTGGTCGTATAACCGTACTCGCGTGTGAGGCGATACATGAACGTCCTGAACCCCATCGGGTTATCGCTCGATTGGACATACTGCGAATAGACACCCTTGTTCGTCTTTCCCTCGATCTCGGTTGTTTCCACGAACTTTGTGAGTTCATAGTCCTCGGCTATCATGGTTAGCACATAACATCAATCTCATATAACGTTTATCCGTCACGGCACTAATGTAACGTGTTACACTTTATTCTATATATTCTATATTATTATGTGACACATTGATTATATAATATTATATGTTCAATGTGTCACATACATATAAGGTAGAAAAAATGAGTTACACTTGAACGCACTTTAACACTATATAAAGAGTATATAAATAAACCCCGTTCAAGGGCAAGATGGGGAACTGTAACAGGTACTGTAACACTATATAAAGTATATAAATGACTTTTAAGAAAATCACATGACACATTGATGATATTTCGTGACAGATTGATAGTTATTTCTGACGGATTGACGGTATAAATAACATCAATGTGTCAGACGGCTTAACGGTGTTTAAGGCTCATTATACATAAAGGTTCGTTTTATCTTCTACAAACTCTAACGGTACTGTAACGGTAAATTTTGCATAAAAATGAGCATTTTAACTACAACTACTCGAAGAAGAATGTAAAGGGTTTTTGCCGGGATCATTCGCACTTAATCACACGATAGATTTTGTTCCCCTTACGGACGTTATATCCCTTGATTCCGTGCCTACTTTTCAGCGCACGCATCAACGTGTTACGGTTGCATGGCTGAAAATCCTTGGTGGTGCAAAACTGAACGTAGTCCTCGTAAACGCTGGATACGAGGCACATATTCAGTTTGTCCTTGGTGCGCCACTTGACATAGCTATCCACTCCGTTCGCGTAATTAGGCTCTTTCCAGTCGCACTCGAACCCATACGGGCATACGGACGGTTTCGTAGATTGCCGTGCGCCGGGGACTTTTACAATCTTGCATACTACTCCCCAATCCTTGCATCTGTCGCATATCCATAGATCGACCATCGGCTCATTCCTCTGAAACTTTCGGACGGATTACAACACGGCACACTTTACCGTTGATGCGCATACTGTGGATTCTAAGGTCGGTATGGTCGCATAGTTTCCTTGAGAACGCTATATGACAGTAGTACGGCTTTTTGTTCTCCTTGGACCATTTCACATAGTCATCATAGACATTTCCGCTTATGCATCCAATGATGTTCTCTATTCCTCTGCTCTCGACATATTCATCAATGTGGTCCTCGCCACATAGTATAGTCGGCTCGATATCCGTTACTTTAACCAACATGATTTCAAGGATATTGAAAACGTATAAAATGTTTTGTAAAACTTTTATGGTTAAGGTTCAAGTGTAACATCCGTTACTAATCTCAAACCTCTAACACTCTCTGCGACTTGTAGCCACCGATATATCGGTCATTCAGATACACCCTCGTATGACACTTGCTTGATGACTGGCGTGGTCGGTAATCCGAAGATCGCTATCACGGACGGGAACGGTGCGCCTGTCTTGGCATTCCCGAACCTTACACGGCCAGATATAAACCTTAATTCAGAAGCACGCATAACGTATTCTCTCCACCATCTTGTATCCGTCCTTGCCGGAATGAGGGATACTACGACTACCCCCCCCCCTGCTTTCTTCATACGCTTTCTTTACCCAATCGCCGATTGTACGTCCATAAGGGGGATTCATCCAGCATACGCCTGTCCACGGCTGTCTAAGGCCGTCCGTCTCTTTGTCGAAGTATCTGGCGCATTTATGATTAGTCTCGTCAGCGCACACATCCAGCGTAAAGCCGAACTCCTTATCCAGCGCATCGAACACATAACGAGGTGTGGCCCATTGATCCGTAAGGGATGTTTTCATCCCCGTTGTAAATCCAGTCATATCCCGTACCCCTGTGTCCTCTTGCCCATCTATGATTTGTTGATGAGCCGTGTATTCATATCCACCGTGACTTTCAGCCTACACTCTCTGCACCGCCATATACGGTTGGGATAACGCATCTGATAGATCATGTGCTGACCGCATTCCGGGCATTTCATTCTCTCGCTCTCCTGTTCCACTTCTTGATAGCATCCTCGCAATCCTCGCAATCTGTGATTTTTGCTCCGCATCCCTCGCATCTGATACCAGCGCTCAACGTATAGAGAAAGAGTATCTTTCCACCGCAGAACGGGCATGGCTTTAAGTCGTTCATTCCATCACTTCCTCGACGTAGTAGATGCGGTAATCGGGCCAGCCTCCATCGTCTTTCTGGTGCTTCTTCTGTTCTCCCTACTCGACCGCCTTGGAACGGTCCTTATAGGCGCATATCGGAGTTACGGTCTCTCCGTTGCGCCAATCCACCGCCAGTATGTATATCATCCTCAATCAACTCCAATTCTCTAAGATCATCTGACCCTTGTTCTCGCTCGCCAGCTTGACCATGTTCTCCCACTCGTAACGCTGGATTCTCACATCGTGGTATCTGGCGGTGTCCAACTCGAAAAGGTCGCATACCTTGCAAGCGTAACCCAGCCCTTTCCCTTTCGCATCTGGATTGTGCAAGCATAAACTCCCCGTGGCCGTATCGAGAAGTGGATCATCCACCGCTCCGTTCGCTTTACGATGGAGAATGTATCCGGCTTTCGAGCCTGTTACGAGGTTGTAGGCACATTTGAAACAGCAAGCACCGCCGAACCATCCGCGCTCGATCTCGCTCATTCTTTCCCCTCTTGCGTAATCAGCACTTGCGCTCTGTCCATATACTTCACATGGACCTTGCGAAGCATCTCAATGATTTCCTCGATATCCTTGTCATCGATGCTCGATAAGCATCTGACAGCATCCCTTACGTGGGCTTGGTCGAACATGAGTGTTATGAGTTCAATGTTCATCGAAAACCACCTTACCGCACGGCCTCGCTTCCGGGCAATGTCCTAACACCCTGCATGATGGTCCGGCATCCTCGAAGATGACAGGCGCGACTTCCTTACACAAACTAAGCATGAGGTTAGCCAACGTCCTTATCTCCCATTGCGCACGGTTGCAACATCTCAACGCGAAGAAGTGCCTTAACTCCCGTGCGTTCATGGTGACAACTATGTTCGTCATGCAAGCGTTAGGCAACACATAACGCGCATCTTCCTCCGGCACTCCGTAGGCAATCAACTGGTCGTACACCTTGGATATCACTTTCATGGCCCATTCGTAATTATCGCGCTGGTAGTCCTTGGATTCCACGCTCTCCGGGATCACATATCCGAACGGACTTAGCCTTACATATCTCTGGGATTGCTGGCTGTACGATGCCAGCCTGTGACGTACAAGCTGGTGGGAACAGGCACGGCTTATCCCCTCTACGGAGAACGTGAACGAGCAATGCTCTATCACGCTCTCATGACCGCTTTTCAGCGCAATCCTCAACGCCTTATACTCCGTGTCCTCGATATCCATGTAGGGCATGGATTCGCTTACGCACGCCTTGGCCGAAACGTTAGCCAGCGCATCCGCATTCTCCGGGTGCTCTATCAACTCGACTATCATATCAATCCCTCATCCTCTAACATCTCGTAAACCTCGCAATCGTCAGCGTTAGGACAGTCGTGACCGTCCAAGCACGCATAACCGCAGAAAGGCGCGTCCATATCATTCGCCTCTCTGTGTTATCGTGGTCTCATTCCCGTGCTCGGTGCAAGTGCAACCCTTGGATGCTAAACCTTGGATTACTTTCCTGTACCTCTTTTGGTCCTCGTAAACGTGGACCGATTCAAGATTCCCTTGCCTGTCCAGAAGTATGATCATGTACGCCATGATTCACTCCCTCTTTACCATCATTGTCTTCTTGTTGCTCGCCATGAAAGCCAGAACAGCCATCATGAACTCATCCTTTGTAAGCCCTGTATCGACTTTTACCGTCTTGTCCCCCATCTCGCATGACGATCTGGGAACAGTCAATATTACTGTGTCCATTTTACTCCCCTCTCATGTCCCACGCCATGATCGCGCCCGCCATAGTCCGTTGTTTCGGACCTCTGGCCTTGCATTCCAGACAGTACACGCTTATGTGTTCGTCCAGAATATCATCGACATTGTAATTCCAAAATGCTAAGTCCTTGGACTTGCAGAACGGGCATGGCTTCTTGAACTTGATGTTCTCCATTCGTATCTACCTCTTTTGTGTTCTTAAGTAAGAAGTTTTAGGCGGATTGCTCCGCCTCGATCTGTTTCATTCTGCGGTGCATCCCCTTGGTGGACTGGTTGAACACATACGCCACCGTTACGGGCTGGCCGTCGATGATGACCTGTCCGTTCTCGACACGGACCTTGTATCCGAAGCTGTTAAACCCATCGTTCCAGCTTTTGAAAGTGGAATCGCGTTTTTTCTGGTTCGAGAATCCGTAAACGGTCCAACGCTCGTTTCCCTTGCACTTGTCGAATACGTCCGTGAATGCCAGAACGTATTTGGAATCATTAAGCAACTGCTCGACCTGTTCGATGGTGTCCGTGTTCATGATGTATCTACCTCGTGGGCTTTCCGCCCTATTACTCTGTATCATGTACGGATATATAATACATTGTATTACTTTCCCTTACTCCCTCTGAACATATCCACTATATCCATGATTATCGGTGCTACTATGAGGCCGATAAGTCCCCCGATTATGATGCTCCCTATCAGTCCCATCGTTCCACCCCACGGAGCACGAACACGCGATTAACCACGCCCTTGATACGCTTGGATACGATCTCAACGGGATAGTTCTTCTTGACCTGTTTGGAGAACTCTATGTTCGATAGCGGTGTGAAGTTGTTGGCTAAACAGAACTCGGAGTAACGCTTGAACACCTGTTTAGTGGACTGGTTGATTATGTCATCAAGCTCCAATTCCTCGAAGAATTGGAGTATCGGATTGTTCGTCTGCTCGTACTCCTTGATCTCGCGTTCCACTTTGTCGCTGATTGTGAATCCACGGTTCGCCAGCACTCTTTTAAGTCCCGTGATTCCGAGATTAATCAGATAGCTCATGCAATCCTCGCTTCTAAGCTTGTATTTGATGTACGGGTCGAAGTCGGCATCATTCTTGGAGAACACGGCGTTGAACGGGACGATAACCAAACGGTCCAGCACCGCACCACTCTTATCTTTAATCCTCGGAATGTTGTTAGCGGAGAATAGCATTTTCGCGTAGCTGTTGAAGTCGAAGGGGTCGCAGCCTTTCCTCTCGGCGTTTACCCTATCGCCGGATACCACCTTTTTGAAAACGCTCGGATCATGTACGAACTCATCCCCGATATCGTCCCCGATATTGGCAAGCTTGCCGAAAAGTTCAGCGGTCTTGAACCTGTCCCCTAACTCCTTGAGGTCCAATGCCGAAGTGTTGGATTCCCCTAACAGGGTCTTTATCATGTCCAGATAGGTGCTCTTTCCGTTGGACTTGTCCCCGATGAGTATGAACGATTTTCTCAACTCGTTCCTACGATAGAAACAGTACCCTATGACTTCCTCAAGAAGCATACGGATACTTTCGTCTCCGACGGCCAGCTTGTCCAGCATATTATCGACGATCCCGGAGTAGGCCGTAGGCTCGTAGTCGTGGGCTATGCGATTGGTAACGATGATATCGGGACTGTACGGTATCAGCGCATCACATGATAGGTCATAAAGCCCGTTCCCGAACGCGATGTACTCCGCGCTGGACGGCCTCATGTCATCGGCCAGCAAATCGATGTACGATAAGACCTCTTTCCTCTTGGCTTGATTGAGGTCGGGTATATGGTCTATCATCCTACGCTCTATGAGTTTTTGTCCGTCGATATACACGCCCTCATCATAGACATGGAGCTGGCCGTTTATCTTGATGACGTGGTGCTGGCTGATTATGTAGCGTGCGAACCTGTCAAATAGGAACGTCTTTCCGTTGTAGAAGATGGGCTTGGAGAACGCATCATCCCGTAGGATGGTCTCTATCTCGCGCTCGGATAAAGGTTCGCTTAGAACGTAATCGTTGATTAGGTGTATGCATTGCCTGACCTCATCCACGCTGAAACCGCTGGCTTGGAGTGTCAAGATGTAATTGAAAAGTGCCTGATTTCTTCCGTCCCCGGACTTCATGTCGATAAAGCCCATGTCCACCTTTACGGGTGTCAGCCATTTCGGTACTGTGCCGTATTCCTCATCATCCTCTATGTCGTAGATTATCGGCCTCTCAACATCGTTGTACTTAAGCACACTATACGAGTTCTTAGAACCGAGCTTGATATCCGCACGCAATCCTACGGCCAGCATCGTTCTGGTTTGGCATTTATCGACCCCGTTGTTCATGAACAAGAAGTGCTTTCCTCTGGTGGTCTCGTACACTCTGCAATTGAGTTGTAGGTCCTCGACGATATCCATCAAAATCTCGGATTGCCTATGATCGTCCACATCGATTAGGATGACATCATCGGCCAGCACTCCCGCATACTCTGACAGTTTCCGCGCTTGGTCCAGCGTTAATAGGTCCTCCGAACCCTTGCCCTTGAACGCCATCGTGGACTGCTTGTTCTTGGTCGCCAGATAGCCCTTATGCAACGTTTGAACCATCGTATCCACCTATTCCCAAACTCGCCATGAGACACCTATCCACTTCCGTCATATCGTCCACATGGAGAACCACACGGTTTATGTCCTCTTTCCTGATAGTCACTATCTGCTCCGCAAGCACCATCGACTTACGGAAACCCACGATGCAATGCGTGGGCTGGTCTGGTTTCCTCATACGGGTGGTTAGCGGTGTTCCCAGCACTATGTCGCTATGCCTGTTCCCAACGTCATTCGACACTATCAGATAGGGACGGGTGCGCATAACGCACTCCTCTTTATCGGTCATATACACGATATCTCCGCGCTTGATCTCCACGTTATCATACCTCTATCGAAAAATCGTTTATGCGCTTGATTGCGAGGTCCACATACCATCCTTTATCGAGATAGTCGGGACACGCGACCCCATCAACGGAATCATTCCAGATAAAGCATCTGTCCGGCGTGTTGCTGAACTTCTCTATCGTCGCGCCCTCGCCCTTGCATTTCCCGATTAGGCCGTCAGAATCGCGTTTTGAGGCGAAAACACGGAACGTCTTATCTTTCATCCTCTGCCCGTTCCAAACGCCGTAAGCGTATTTCGAGGACACCTTGACGACCTTTTGGAACTGAATCAAATCGTCGCATCCGTTGATTGTAACGCTCGGATGGATGCCTTTTGTGATGTAATCCCTTACGGCCAGATTGACGATGGGTAGGTCATTATCGAGTGCTGACAGTCCCTTTACATACGCGCCTTTCGTTTTCAGATTGCCGTCGTAATCAATCAAGATGTAGTTGTTCACATCTTTCTGATAGACACGTTCGTAACAGTCGAAACTCATGTGCAACCGTGTCCTCTGCTCCCACTCGAAGACAGCATCATCCAGCCTGTCGAAGTCAGCACGCTTGATCTTGACAAGTATTCCGTCGGTGTTCGACTGTATCAGTTCCACGAACCCCTCTATGTGCTCGATTAGGTCCAGTAACAGCACCTGACCGAACACGCACACCAAGTTTCTATGCAACGGGTCGTACATGGCGTTGTACTTATCCCCCTCTGCACCATACGTTATGTTACAAATGCGCTTGTACGGTTCGCGCTCCTTTTTCTTCTTCTCGGCTTTCAGCCTCAATGACGTTTCGAGGATGACCTTGAATCTCTCCGGCTCTCTGACCGCACGGGACAGAAGATTGTACTGCACCATGAGGGACGGATACAATTGATCCACGTCTGCCATAACCAGAAGTTCGTCGGGCTTGCAAGCGTAGCTATACGGACTGATAGCACCATGCACTCCACCCCATGCGAAGACATGAGGGACACCGGCTATATCCGTCTGCAACGAACGGCATAGCTCATGGTTCTTCTCGGCCATGAACCACTCCCCGACGTATGCGTATTTCTCTAAGCGTAGCATGTCTGGTAGCCTGATAGCCCATTCATCGTTTGTGGTTATCGCGCTCGCTCCGAGGATTATGGCTGACAGTTGCGCCTGTGTCTTCCCGATGTAGTTTATGGGTAGGTCGAACGTTTTGAGTAAAGCGATCTGGCTGTCGAACTCCGATTTACGTTGAAGAAAAACCTCGATTGTCTGCTCAACATCATGGGTGCAATACTGGACGGTCTCGCTTATCTCGGCATCCGTCAGCGGTCTATCGATATCGAACGGAACGGACGTTTCGCGGATATCGTTCCCCATGAAAGCCTCCAACTGCTTCAATCCGTGGAATCCCGTGCTAACGTCGAAGTTATTGAGCTTGAAGTTCCTGAACAGGTCGGAGTATTCCCAGCCTTGCCTATGCTTGACGATGATCCAACGGGATATGTCGAACGGGTTGAAACCGCATAGAATCCCCTTGATGATGTACTGGTCGTAGTTGCGTGAGTTGTAACCAATCCAGATATCGTTTCTATGTGCGTTATAGAACGTTTCCAGCTTGTCGGTATCGTTGATTATCACGGTCTGGACGTGCTCGATAGGGTCGATGAAGACTACCAGCCAATCGTAACGGAACGTCTCGACATCGTAGAAGACTAACATGATTATCTACCTGTAAGTATGGGTAAAAGGTTTGGGTAAAAGGTTTTGAGTATGGGTTTATTCCTCGTCCTCGAAGATTTCCGTTATCTTGAAAGTGTTGAAGCCTCTGCTCTCTCCGTAATCAAGGGCATACTCCATATCTTCCACGGCCTCGGCAACGTCCATGAGCAAGTTACCGTACTGCTCGTAGGACTGGAACTCGATATCCAAGTCCGTTCCGAGTGACCTTAGAAGCTCGTTCACGAGATGAATCTGGAATCCCTTTGTTATCACTTGGTTCATGAAGATCATCTGACCCTCGAAGTCCCCGTTGATGATTCTGAACCAGATACTTACCATCGGATCTCCCTTACGGGATTCTTTCAGCTCGATCTTCTCCACCGATACCTCGTACTCCCCATGAGGCACTTCCTCGTAGGTGTTGCTGGATGCGCTCTCAATGTCCTTTTTCAGTCCCTCGATATCAACCATGCTGTCGAATTTCTTGAAGTCCATTCTATCATTCCTCCTGTTTTACCGTTCTTCTTCTGCGCCTCGGTGTCTCCGCCTTGGGTGTCTCCGTTACCGTGGGTGTCTCCGGCGTTTCCGCCTGTACGGGCGGATTGACCGCCGTCTCCACGGGCGCGGTCGCTGGCTCGCTGTGATGCCCAGCGTTAGCCATGCGGTAAACCTCGCACAATGCGTTATAGTCGCATGGTATGTCCGAAGTGTTCTTTAAATCCAGTCTTCCACCGCCAAACACATATTCGTTGCTCTTGAATGACAGGGTACGCACTCCGTTGTCATTGACAACGCGAGCAACGAGGTCCACCATTCCGGCGATCTTCAAGCTGGCTTTGTCGGACAGGTTCGGCTTGATGGCCGTGATCTTGTCCCCGGATTTTTTCGTAAGGTCCTTGCTGGTATCCTCATGGCTGATAAGGATGATGTTCTCGTAATCGAGGTTCATGAGCCTCTTAATCACGGTCAAGAACTCGGTCTTTATCATGTCCCATCCCTTGCCGTAGCCCGAATCGGATTCGTGCTCGATGCCCAGCTTGTTGAACATATACTGTCTGCACGATTCGTATGTGTCCTCTACCAAGTCCACTACGATGGTCTTGAAGTCGTTCTGCTTCTTCTCCAACTCGGTGATGGTGTCCTTGAAGACTTCCCATGCGTATGTACGCTTGGTTATTCTTCCCTCGACGGAAACGATGTCCTTGATGGCGATATAAGGTGCATCGACGAAACGGATGTTCCCGTCGGTGTTCAGCATCAACGGGTCGGGGAATGCGTTGGCAAGGTACGTCTTGCCGGAGAACGGTGCGCCGTAAAGCCAGATTCTCTTTCTGTCGATCGTATCGACGGTTCTTCTTTTATTCTGTGGAAGTTCCATACTATCTACTCCTTGATTTTTCTTTAAGTCGTTTATGTCAAGCGTATCCTGTCCGTCCGATTCGCAATAACGCTGGTAGTCGCACCAGTCGCATAATCCGCTCTGGACTTTCGGATACTCGGATGATTGCTCGATTAGCTGGATGGCATCCTCGAACTCCTTGACTTTCATCGGGTCGTACTCGACCTCTTTTATGATTACGTCCTTGCTCTCGACCTCGGCCTTGAGCCTCGCCCGGAACTGCTCCAACGTCTCGCTTTTCTTCTGCCTTATCTGTACTTTCGGCGCGAAGACGAAGTACATCTTTCTGATTCTCTTGGTCGGGTGCATCAACTCGAAGTAATGCTTGTATATGTGAAGCTGGCCCGACTGCATATAGCGGTCCACATGGTTGCTGTACTTGAAGTCGTAAAGGTCATATTCACGGTCTCCGACCTTTACGATGAGGTCCATGAACCCTATGAAGTGGATGGGCTTGAAGACCTCTATGGGTGTCTCATGCGCTCCTATGGGTAGGATAGCACGGGCCTTTTCAATCACGCATTCCAGCTTGATCGCTTCCTCGATGTGCTTGTCATCGATGACGGGGAAACTGGCGTAATACTCGCGTATGGCGGTCTCCGTGTCCTTTTCTATGCCCGTGTGCAAGGCCGTCCCGATTATCCTTGGGTCGGTCGGGTCGTAGTCGGGCAATGTCGTAAGGCCGTCTATGTAGGCCAGCTTGAACTTGTAGGGACATTGCTTAAACGTGTCCACTCTTGAATAGCTGTATCTCATTTCTCAAATCTCCTTGATCCAGTAGTTTCCGATTGTCTTGTCCGTGCAATCCCAGATATCCAACGCCTTGCACTTGCTCGGCATGAACACGGTTACATGACCTCCGCCGATATTGGCGACAATCGGGTTCTTGATTCCGTTCGTTCTCATCCAGTCGCAGAACTGCTTTCCGGTGTACTTGGTGTTGTCCGATTTCCTCGGCTGTTTCATCTTGACGAATCCCAATGATTCCAGATAGCATCCGTAACATTTGGGTTCGTTCGGGATCAGCTTGTACTTATGGCTGACCTCGACCAGCCCATCAAGCACATCATCCCACGATTTCCCGGTTGCCGTCGCAATCGCTCTGATAACGCAATCGCTGGCGATTCTGCCTTTTGGATTCTCGTTATGGTACTCGAACCATGCGGTATTGGGAATGTTACGGGTTGCCATGTCTCCAACCTCTTTCAGAAGTCCATCATGCTCTGGATGATGGCGTTCTTGGTCTGCTCGGTCATGTACTCGCACTTGAACTCATGGCCGTAGGTCCTCGTGTAGTTTCTGCCCACCGCGACCAAACGCCATTTTCCTCCGCGCCTCTCGACGATGAAGTGGGTGCTCTCCGCGCGGTACTTGTAGGCATTAGGGAAATTCTGGGCGTGGATATCCACGTTGAACTTCACATACTCCATGTCTTTCTTGTAGATGCCAAGCTTCTTCTCGATCTTCTCGCACGCCTGAACAACCGAATCGTAGGTTATGGTGCGCATAGTGCATCTGCCCTCGACCTCGTTTATGAAGTCGTTGATCTTCTGCCTGTTCTGCTCGCTGATAACGATGTTGCATTCCATGTCTATCTACCTCAACGGTTCTTCCGTCCCGTCTAATACTCCGTATCATGTACGGATATATAAGATATTGTATTACTTTATCTTACTTAGGTCCGGCTCGATACCGTCCATCAGCGCATCTATAACTCTGCACAATTCTCCAAAACTGTTCGGATGCACGATTACGGCTATCCCCCCGGAATCGGTTATCTGGTGACAGGTGTGGACCTGTAAGGCCGTAGGTCTCCCCGTGGCCGACTTCACTTCTATGGCAACGAAACGCCCGTTCACGCACGCGAGGATATCCGGCACTCCGCGCACCGTGAAGCTATTTGCGAAGAATTTGACGTACCAGATTCCGCGCTCATCGAGATACCGTTTTATGCGGTTCTCAAACTGTTTCTCCGGGCCTGTCATGGATCATCATGCTCCGCTTTGAAAAGGTCGTTAGTGTAGTCCTTGCGCATAGCAAGCGTTGAATAGATGCGTTCCTCAATCGAGCCACGGCATACGAGCCGATAGTAGAAGCACGTTCTCTCTTGACCGATACGGTGGGTGCGCTTCTGCGACTGCTCGTACAACTCGCTCAATAGGGTGGGTGTGAAGTAGATTATCCCGTTCGCCTTTTGGAGATTGAGACCCATGCTTCCGGCTTGATACTGGATGAGGGTTATCGAATCATTCAGCGTATCGTATGCCTGTAAATCCTTGACCTTGCCGTTGATGATGCTGATAGGTCTGGACAACTCCGAGCATAGACGGATTATCTGATTGAGTTCCGCATCGAAATTGTAGAAGATTATGAGCCTGTCCGAAGTGGATTGTATCAAATCTGAAAGCGCATCCAGCTTATCGGCGTTGTACTGACCGCATAGCATACGCTCGTATAGCATCTGGGTTAAGATCGTGTCCCCGACCAGTTCCGTACCATCCACGGTAACGATTGAATCACGGTGGAAACGTCTGTACTCCTTTGTCACGGGGACATAGACGGTATCGTACACCTGTGATGGTAGGTCGAAGACCTCATCCGTTTTGAGGAATCTGCATCCATGCTCGCGCATCTTGGTCTTCAACCGTTCGACGTTCTTGTAGCCCTCGACTATCTTGATTGGGAAACCCTGTCTGGTGTCGTACCGTACATCTATGTACTGTTTCCAGTACAACTCTTTCGAGATTTTCCAGCCTAAAAGATGGAGTTGCGACCATAAGTATTCGTACTTTCCCCCGGTGGGTGTTCCCGATAACAGGATTACGTTATCTGGATGGAGTTTGTTAAGGATGAATTTCGACCTCTTGGCGGTCTCATTCTGGATTAGGCTGGATTCATCCAGCATTAGCGTGAAATGTTCGAGCTTAGCCAGCGTTGGACGGCGGAAAACGAGATCGTAGTTTATCGCTCCGACAGTCTTGGAATCCCCGTCATAGAAGACGAACGTGTTTAGTATTTCCGTATCTGTTAGGTCTCTGATATTCCAGTCGGGATAATACATAGCGAAGTGATCCAGCCAGTCACGGAGCTTAGATTTCTGACAGATAAGTAGGATGTTCTCTCCGAAGCTGACAGCCTTTTCGCTTCCGACGAATGTCTTTCCGAGGCCAGTTAGCCCATGTCAAGGTAATACGCGACCTTGTTTCTATCGTGCGTATCGGCTAAGATATCCTTTTGGAAACCGTATAGCTCAATCCTTGACATGGGAATAATCACCCCCTACCCCGATGATTATGTGTGTGACAGTCATTCCATTTCAACCCATTCCAAGTGCTTCTTGCAATACGGGCAACTGTCCGTAGTGCGCCCTCTGACCGTTATGGTCCTGACGGCGTAATTGATCTGGACTGCTCCGCCCTCTATGTTCTTCTGCATTTCCTCGCAACATACCTTAAGACATATCATTTTCATTCAGCTCCTGTATTCTACGGTTGATATACCAAATCGCTTTCTTTAAGTCCTCTATCTCGGTGTCCGGGTTCTTCTTGCCAGCCCTCGATATGTACTTTACCGCATTACCGAGACAGAAACCCAAATCCCACGCCTCGATGACGTTTATCGTTTCATAAGGATTCCCGTTCCCACCGTAATGATAAGGATGGTCCACATTGTCATTCATTCGCCTAACCTCGCCTGTTTTGTGTGCTTAAGAAAACACTCGCATCTTTTCGGGGATGTTATGACTTTCTTGGTCTGGGTGCAATACCACACGCCGACCATCGGTTTACCGTGTGCGCAATTGGAACAATCCTCTGTCATACTCTCCCCGTGCTCCCGAATCCGCCGTTACGCTTCCTCATTGGTGGATGCTCGCCCTCGAATATCCCGTAGGGGATGATTATCCCTTGCGCGAAGCGTTCGCCTTTCTTTAGGGTGTACTGGTAGTCAGTCGTAACCATCAGCTTGATGCTCCCCCTATAATCCTGATCTATGACGGGAACGGTGTTCACTATCCGCATCCTGTACTCCGTGGACAATCCCGAACGTGGAAAAATCAAGAAGCACCATCTCTCGAACGATGTTTTCACGGTGTCATCGAACGTTATCCCCGTGTCTATGGTGGTCCACATCCCCGGCAATAACTCGTAGGTGTCGGGTGCGGTTATGTCGTAGCCCGCGCTTCCCTCGGTCATCCTTTCCAGCAAGTCCAGATAGTTCATGTCCTACCCCCTTTCGGTATCAGTCCGTGGGTGTACTGTATATCCTGTTTCGTTTCATCCACGAAATGCGCTGGAACGGTCTTTATCCAGTAGTCGCGCTCCATGTCGTACTCGATATAGCCGAGGGATTTGTCCGTCTGATAGTCGTAGATGGGATACTGGACACCCCCGACGGCCAGCCCTTTATCGGTCAAGCGTTGGCATAATCCGACCAACGTCACGCTTGAAACGATGCACGTTTCCGCGACTGCGACGTATTTACGTCCCGTCATGCCCTCATTCTCCCTACGATAGCGAACCTGTCCCCGTCCATGAAAATCTCATAGCCGGGATATGTCTCTTGAAGCCACCTAATCGCGCTCATCATCTTATTCATCGTGAGCTTGCAATTCTTAAGGGGGATGAACACTCTATCCATGACCATCACGCTCCGCACGGACCCTCGGTCTGGACGCGGTGCGCGGTCATCACTTCATAGTGATAATAGCCGTCCTCCCACACGAAGATGCATGGATAATCGTCTTTAGGTAGGCTGACAGTAATCTCCGGCGGTGCGATCTTCACGATGCGGAGCAGAAAGTCGATATCGAAAAGGCTCTTAGCGTGCTCATACGTCTGGTGATGCACGAGCACCTTACCGATTATGGGTTTTCCCTCAACATCGTATCCCTGAACCTTTAGGCATTGCCCATCGGCCATGAGTTCAACATAGTCGCATCCCGAAGATTTCGCCTGTGAAAGTGCTTTTTCGAGTGTCTTGGTAGGCACTCCCTCGAAGTCCAAACGCTCGATGGACGGGATTTTAGGGTCTGCCTTATCCCATCCCACCAGCTTGAAAGAGTAGAAGTCGGAGTTGTTGCGGAGAACATAACGCCCGTCGATAATCTCCGGGATCAGCGTTTCGCGGTCTCCGACTTTCATCTTGATAACGTCGCGTGTATCCAGCGCAACATCGTCCTGTACCGCGCCGAAGCATGGCGAGCCGTCCAGCGTGCGCACGGTCATGAGCTGAACGTGGTAGTTGTCGATAACCGCTATGTCATGCGAAAGCCTTACTTCATCCGTCAATGTGTGGATTGATTTTACCAGATTGTTTATCTGTGATCCGTTCATATTATCTACCTCGCCGGGTCTTACCCCTTACTCTATCTTCTCAATCGTTACCTTGATCTTATCGCCTTTCTCAACATCCAGCATCTTCAACTCATTCGTAAGGTACACTATGAGCGAACCGCCCGAAGTGAACACTTCCTTTGTTGCTTCAATCTTCATTTGCATCAGCTCCATTCAGATATGCAGGGCGAGGGTAGGAGAAATCTGACAGATGACCCCTCGCCCTTGCCTTTCCGCTCCGAACGGACGGACCTTAATGCGCGTGTGCGCTTAAGAACGCATCCGTTCGGGAATTGCCGGGCTGGACGGATGAGACGGAGATGGAATACGTTGTTATTCCCGTCCAGCCTTTCGGCTCTCTTTCTGGTTCAGTAAAGGGGAACGAGCCTCCCGTGATACCAGTATAGCGGATATTTCCGGCCATTGATCTCGTGGTATCCCTGATAGCCGGGTGTCCGTCTGGCACGCCAGTAATAGCCGTTCATCGAGTTGGGATCGTTCAGCACTTCCTTGGATTCGAAATGCAAGAATATCCCGTATTCCTCGCTGATCTCTATCCTCGTGAGCATATAGCCCTTTCTGACAAGATTCTTGCATCTCTTGATGACAGATGCCTTGTCATCGTAGCTGGTGGCCCTCGGTCCGCCGATGACGGTGTACTTTGCGAAAGTTACCTGTCCGTTCTCCTATGCCATGCCCTTTACTTCTGCCATGATTATCTACCTCAACGGGTCATCCCGTCTAATTATCAGTATCATGTAATGATATATAATACTTAGTATTACAAAATCTTATTAGGGGGATTGCTCCCCCGTTAAAGGGTTTGCCGACGGAATGATTCAGTATTCGTATATGCGCTTTAAAACTACGTTCTGCCCGAACGCCGTCGCATCGTTGCCCACGAATCCAGTCAGCCTATCGTTATAGACGGATACACGCTTGACACAAGCTGAATAACCGCCCTGTTCATCGACACCAGCCGGGACTACTGCCAGCATGGATGCGCCGTTCCACGATGCGCCCGTGCCGTCCCTCTTAGGCACGGTAACGGTCACGGTATCGGCGTTGTCGGTGGCATCCCCCCATACGAGAATCCAGCCGTGTGCGCACGCTGAAAGGCTCTTGCTCGGTACAACCGAAGCACTCGCGCCCATCACATCCGAGCCTGTCCAAAGGGCCGTTGGGCTGACCTCGTAGATTGATCTCCATCCAGCCCATACGCCAGCCGTAACCACGTTGGAATACACCGAACCATCGTAAGCGAACGCCAGAATCCAGCCGTTCTGGGCATCGGTCATCTGGCCGATATAACGGACTGTTCCGCTTGTCGGTGCTCCCTGTACTCCGTCGAATGAAAGAACAGTCCTCGCTCCGATCCCAGCAATCACGAACGCATCCAGTACATTCAGCGTTGTGTCGGAGACCGTGAGCTTGACACCGCCATTCTCGGACGTTATACGGGTCGTATCAAGTTCCTCATCTATCTGGTCCACTTCCGATACGACGGTCTCCGCCTGTGAGCCGTCCACGGACTTGAATACGACGAACTGCACGACTGTCCCGGCATCGATAGGTTGCATAAGCGTTATCGTGCTGGCCGGAGTGGTCGCCAGCGTGTAATCCGCTCCCTCGGACAGTAGAAGACCGTTGATATAGACCTCAAGCACATCCAGAACGTCGGTGTACTGGCTGATATTGATGGGTATGACTGTTTCGCTCGCATACGTCGATACATAGCGTGAAGTGAAACGGCGGATAAGTGTCTGGGTCGCTACGGTCGATTCTATGCGCTCCATCAAGGCATCGAACGCATCGGACGTATCGTTATAGAGTTCGTCGAAACGGTCATCCGAATCGTTATAGAATTGATCGTAGGCATCCTGCCATTGGCTCATCAACGTAGATGTATCGACCTGTTGGATAAGCGACGTTACCCAAGGGCAATCCTCCGAACCTCTCATGTCACGGATGGACCTCTGCAAGATGCTCGTGGCTTGCGCCTGAACCGTGATATCGGCCAAGCGGTACTCGTACACGTCCTCGGTCCTTGTGATCGCTGGTGCGCTCGGCTCGGTGGCCGGAACGCCCTTTTTGAGTTCGATAGTCCCGGCCCTTACGTCCTCGGACGTATCCACCCTTACCACTATCGAATCGATGCGGTCCAATGTGACCTCGGCATCATCGATCTCGATAGTCATGTCCTCATCCAAGATGAACCATTTATCCTTGAAGATACCACGGCCAGCCTTGACCGTGACGGTCATATCGGAGTTACTTATCACTTGAAGATAAGTGGACGGTGTACCGCTTGGTGTCGCAAAGACACCGTTGGACACCAATAGCTCGTATGGCCTGTTCATCTCATCTGCACGATATAGACGGTCACGATTGACCGAATCGAAAAATCCGCAATTAATCATGTGTTACTACCTCGCTGTACTCGAATTTGGGCATCACCGAATAGCCGTTGTTGTCGAACGTCTCAATCACTTCCGTAATCTGTGCGCTCGACGTTATACCGTATGCATTCGACACTTGCACCCTGTCTCCTAAACCGTAATCGACCCCGTACTTATAACTATAATTTGGCTCGACCTCTCCATCAAATGAGGTCACGACCCCGTACTCTCCGAGGGCATCGATGCCACGGGCTTTAAGGGCCTCATCGTAATCTATCGTCTCGCCCTCCGGCGTTTCGCTCGATAGGTCTCTGGCATCGACGTATAATTCGTATCTGCTCCATCCCTCGGCGTTGCCGTACACCAGTCTCCTACGGTTCACACCTTGGCCCTCTCCGGCAATCAACGCGACGTTCTTTATGTCGGTGTCATCGGTGACGTACTTGGATGAGATGATATTATCGAACTCCGGGCTGAATACAACGTAGTCATTAACATCCTGTGAGTATGATCTATCGACACCCTTGTATAGACTAAAAGCCAGATTGTTATCGGCATCCAACGTCACCTTAGAACCGTAATCGTAGGCTTGGCATAGCTCGATTATCTTCTCATCCAAGGGCGCGTATGTGACTTGCTGGACTATTGTGTCGCTTAGTCCGGCTGACGGTCCGAGGACGAAACCGTCTATCGCACGGATGCTTATGGACGGGCTTATGACGTTCTCGGTTATCAGCAAGCGTATGTAGTCCTCCACCGTTCCCCTAAAGTTAGTCTGCGACCATACCACGCGCTGACTAAGAATCCTACGGCAATCGCTCCCCGTAACGATTAGATAGTCCCCGTCCTCCGCATCCGTATCCAGCTCTATGCGCTCGATTCTGCAAATCATATCGTCATCGTTACGGACCAAGAAGTAACCCTTACGGAGCAAGTCTATGTTGCGCTGGCTCGCTTGGATATAGAGTTCGCAGTCCCCGAACTTAGCGTAGCGTTTCGCCCATATCAGCGAAGTGTAATCGTCGATTATCCCTATCTGCTGGCGTTCGGCATTGAGAACGTATAGTTCCATCCTTACACCGCCTGATATCTGGTCCTATGGCTGAACGTGATTTGCATACTCTCCGCGCCCGTGTCGGCCTCGTATGTGAACATATTATCCCCCTTGCTTAGATTGAACCAACTGCTCCCACGGGTAATCTTGTTGATCTGGTTCATGACGATTGAATCATGGACCAACGTGACCGACTTGCTCCCCTTGTTGGTGTTGATTATGAGTATGTCATTCCTAACCATGCTGGCCTTTATCCGAAATTCCTCATGAGTGACGGCATTGTAGATAACGGGATTGACAACCTCGCCCGTGGCCTTGATCGTGATGATGACACCAGTATCATACTCGCCCTCATTGTAAACGTCCACGATCCTATCCACGACGTAATCCGAGAACTCTATGGCATCGTCCGTTATGGTCGGACTTAGAACGCCGTCAGCACCGAAAGCGAAAGGAAAAACAAACTGGCCTTGGACTTTCGAGATATCGGTTATGATCTCATTGAGGGACTGGAAATAAGGGTCGGGACAGATGATGCTGATCTGCATCGTCTCTCCGAGCCTGAACAGGTCGCACTCCACCGTTTCCATCCAGCCCTCGATACTGACCTTACGGCTCTCATTGGAGTAGTAAATCTTGACGTAACGTTTCGATTTGAACCACTCGTAAAGCCTCTGACGGTTGCGCTCCACGTTCCCGTTTATCTTCAACGTGATAACGATGTTGCGTTCCTCTAACTTGCTGGACATATATTTCGAGCCGTCCATACCCGACACTTCCGCCCTATGGATGTTCCCGTTCGGTGGGTTCAGCCCACCGATGGAAACGATTTGGTAGTAGTCCTCTCTGCCAGATAGCGTCAGTATCTCGCCGTTCTCATTCTCCACTTTTAGCTCGTACAATTTCACATCCCCCTGTAATCAAGTAGGTTTCTGGTCTGCCTGTAAATCTCGATTCTGCTCGGTGCTTTCGGGCTGTTTATCGTCTGGTTGTAGGTGTTGGTTACGTTGGTTATTCCACCGCCCACCGTTCCCGATCCAACGCCCGAAGCACTCGCTCCAAGCCCGGCGTTCAATGCGCTGGCCTGTATCCCTTGAGTGACGTTCTCCGTGAACCTGACCGCATCCTTGACAACATCTTTCGTGCTGGCAAGGATACCCTCTCCGACACCGAGACCCATCATCTTTCCTACCTCGTCGCGCATGAGCTTGGACGGGGATGCAATGCCCAAGAAGTCCTTGACACCTTGGATTGCGCTATCGACGGCATTACGGACGGCATTGGTCACACGGTCTATCATGGACTGAACACCCCTTATGAGACCGCCCATCATGTCTGCACCGATATCCTTGAACCAGTTCCAAACCCCGGAGAATACGCCCGTGATTGTTTTCCAGATATCGCTGAAGAACGAACCCACGTTAGCGAATGCGCCCGTTATACTGTTCCATGCATCCCTAAAGGTGTTCCCGAACCAAACCGCCGTATTCGTGAATGTTCCCTTGATGTTCTTCCATATATTGTCGAAGAAACGCCCGACCCCATCCCATGCATCCTTGACGTTCTTCCAAGCGTTGCCGAACAGGTCAGTAAAGAACGTGGTAACATTAGCGAACGCTCCGCTTATGGCCGTCCAAATGTTCGTAAAGTATTCCGTTACGGTGCTCCAAGTCGTAGTTATGGCGTTCTTAGCGTTCCTGAAAATCTGCAAGAACCAGTCAGCGATTCCCTTAAACACGTTGTAGATGCCACTCCATACGCCCTCGAAGAACTCTACGACCTTGGACCATGTAGTAGTTATCGCATTCTTTGCCGTCCTGAATATCTGCAAGAACCAGTCAGCGATTCCTTTGAATACGTCCGTTATGCCTGTCCAGATGTTCGAGAAGAAATTAACCGTGCCATTCCACGCATTGACTACGGCTGTATGCGCATTTCCGAACATATTTCCGAAGAACTGCCCGACGTTAGCGAACGTGTTTTGAATGCCGTTCCAGATGTTCTGGAAAAATTTAACGCACACTTTCCAAGCCACTTCTATGAATGAGAAAGCCTGTCCGAAGATTCCGCCGAACCATGACGGTGCGCCCTCGAACGTCCCCTTGATGCCGTTCCAGATGTTCCCGAAGAACTCTTTAACGCCACCCCAAACTTCTTGGATGGCGTTCCATGCATCCGTGAAGAAACCAGTTATCGCGTTCCATACTGCTCCGGCTGTCTCCTGTAACCATACCCACGAATCGTTAAGCCATTGACTGACCTGATCCCAATTCTCCCATAACAGGGTGATCGCTGCTATCACTCCGGCAATCGCGGCCAGAATCCAAGTCAAGGGGAACGCGCTCATGGCCGCATTCATGAGCCATTGGGCTGCGGTCGCTCCCTCGGTCGCTACGGTGGATGCTATCAGCGCGACTTTCTGGCTTACCATCGAGATAACCGAACTGTTCATCAATGCCGTTCCCAGCGTGGTTGCTGTATTGAGTGCAATCTGGGCGACCTCTTGCGCCTTGGTGACTATTGTGGTCGCTATCGTTGAAGCTTTGAAAGCCTCTATCGCAAGATGCGCACTTTTCAGTCCGGCTACAACATCCCCTAACACACTTGCGACTTTCCACGCTACGAACGCTCCCCCGACTGCTCCGATGATTGGGATTAAGGTGTTAAGGTTCTCCGTTGCGAATGTGATGGCCGACCTTAACGGCTGTTCCATGTGGTCGTAGATTTTCAGTCCGAGTTCTTCCAAGGCGGATTTGAGTGTCTTTATGTCTCCGCTTAGATTGTTGTTCATGGTGTCGGACATCTGCTTGGCTGTGCCGTCCGAGTTGCGTAGTTCTTCCTCGAACGCTTGCGCTTTCGTTGCGCCGTCATTCAATATGAGGTTAAGACCCTTGATGGATTCTGACGTGAATGTGCTCATCAACGCCGTGGATTTCTCCGCCGTTCCAAGCCCATCGGTGGCGTTCTCAACGTCTATGAGGATATCGGTCATATCGCGGAAATTTCCGTTCGCATCCATGACCGTGACAACGGTATCCCCTATCTGGATTCCGCCGTCTTTCATCTTCTGCGTCAGATCGCGCATGACGGCACTAAGGGCCGTTCCAGCCTGTGAGCCTTTCAATCCCTGATTAGCCATTGAAGCAAGAAGCGCGGTGGTGGTCTCCACGTCCTGACCGCTTGCTTTCATTACGCTGGCTGAATTCTTGTAAGCCTCTCCAAGCTGTTCGGCTGTTGTGTTCGCGTTGGATTGCGCATAAGCGAGCATATCGGCGAATTTCGTACTGTCCTTGGCCTCAAGCCCGAACGCCGACAAGTAATCCGTAACCATGTCCGAGGCATCCGCCAAACCCATCCCTGATGCGCTGGCGAGGTTCAGAACTCCGCCCAACGCCTCGACTGACTGGTTCGTATCCCAACCAGCCAACGCCATATACTTGAGTGCTTGCGCTGATTCGGATGCGCTGAAAACGGTGGTAGAACCGAACTCTCTGGCCGTCTTTTCGAGGCGTTCAAGGTCCTCATTGGATGCGCCCGTGATGGCCTGAACCTCTGACATGGAACTTGAAAAGTCCATCCCCAGCTTGACGACCGAAGAAGCGAGGTCCTTTAACGCGCTGGTGGCTTTCATTATGACCGTAGAAGTGATGTTAGCCAATGCGCCTTTAAGGACCGTGAAACCGCCGTTCGTCGCAGATTCCGCCGACTGGCCCGCCTTGTCGATGCTGGCCTTGAGGTTTCCAGTCTCCGCGCTGGTCTCCTTGGTCTCGGTCTCGACCTCATCAAGCCGTGTCTCGTACTTCTTGTAGGTCGATTCCGTCTCCGTAACTTCCTTACGGGCCTGTGACAACTTGTCGCTTAGTTTCTGAACTTCAATCGAGTTGTCCCCGTATGCGGATTTCGCTTGATCCAGTTCTTGCTCCAAGGAATCGACCTTGGACTTCTGTTCAGTAAGCTTAGTTCCGAGTTCCGTTAGACGGTTCTGCAACGTCTCCGTGTTGCTCGATGCCAGCGTTTCCTGTTCTTTCAGATTCTCCAAGGCTTTGGTGTACTGCCTCTGGGCTTTCTCGGTCTTAGCGACCTGTGTCTCCGCATCCAGCAATTTAAGATTGAGTTGTCTGGCCTGTTCGGAGTTCTCCCCGTACTGTTCCTTGGTCTTTTCAAGCTCGGCCTTGTATCCGGCAACTACCTTTTTCTGGGCTTCAAGGACCTTATCGAGTTGGGTCAATTTGGCGTTAAGTCCCTCGCTCGACTTTTTCCAGTCATCCATTCCGGCGGTCGCGTTGGAGAACTCCTTGTTCGCCGTCTGGATTTCCTTTTTCGTTTCTTGAAGTCCAGCTTTAAGGTCCGTTACATCAAGACCCATAGCGATTCCGATGTAATTGTCCTCTTTAGCCATTAGATAATCAATGCGAATAGGGGATAAAATGTTTATTAAAAGGTTTCAGAACCAGTTATCCCCGGCTGGACGGCGGATTTTACCGCTTGATGCGGTCTTACCTCTTTTCTCGCGCTTGTTCTGGTCGTTCAAGCGAGAAACGAGTAAACACAATTCCCCCAACCTCTCGCGCCGAACCTCGAACGGGGACAAGTGGAAACGGTCACATACGCTAATCTGCAAGTCGAAAAGCGTTTGATAAAGGGTAATCTTCAGATTACCCTTACTCGATTTTTTTCGCTCGCAGTAAACAACGATTCAAATGTGTACTTAAGCACACTCATTACAACGCTTGCGACTTCCCTAACGTCCGTGCGCCTGTATTCGTCGTGAGTGAGACCGTCGAACACCTGTTTCATAAGTGGCTCGAACTCGGAGAATGCTTTAACCACGATCTTCAAAACCTCAAGCATCGCGTTCTCATCGTTGCCTAAGTTCTTCCCCGTGAGCTTGTCCACATCGATGAGCTTGATGATATCCTCGCACGTTCCAGTCATGAGCCTGAAGTCATCGGAGACGTATGTCTTTTCAATCTTCTTCCCGTCGTAGATGTTAAGTTTCAGTTCCATGCGCTTGCATGGGCTTGTTGCTATATAATGATGTATAATACTTAATATTACTAAAATAAAGTAAAGGGTTTCTGGCTGGCTCTCGCCAGCCAGTTAAAATCAAGGAGTGATAGGGACGATCGTGTCGGGTGTGGTAACTGCTGTGAAGAAGTCAGTCACGTTAATCCTACCGACGGACACATCCACATTGATTGCCTTGGCACGCTTGCCAGTAGCGGTGAAAACGTGTGTGGTGCTGATCCCGGTAAACGTGATTTCCTGACCGTTGGCCTCTGTTCCATCGTCCTCGGTGGCGTTGGTCTGGTCGGGGATGTTGAAAGTTCCCTTGTATCTCCACACATAGACCTCATCCCCGTTGGTCTTCTTGGTCTTGTAACCAAGCGCGAAGTATTTCTGGGTGCGCTCGCCCTCGACAAGCATTCCCTTGGCATCGTAGTCCTGTCCCGTGATATCCGCAAGGACCTCAAGTGGGATAGCGGAAACGTTGCACGTTATCTCATCTGCTCCGACGGACGAGATGACAACCGCCGGGATGTTATCGTAGTAGTGTGCCTCGCTGGATGCCTCGGTGGTCTTGCTGATCTCCGCAACTCCGGCAAGGGTCTTAACTGCTCCTGTGGTGTAGGCTTCATCTGTATCCGCCGTGACCTCGGCGTAAACAAGTCCCTCTACACCCCTGTACTCTGTTATTTCTGTCATGATTTGACCTCTGTATTCAATCTGTTTCGATGTATTTTAGGGTAATCATACGGCCTATGTAGTCGGGTGTGTCCGTTGCCACATCCACGCCTACGCCCTCCGGGATGAATCCCTCGGCCTTTGCGTATGATACGAGTTCGTCCATCATCGTGTAGATAGTGGACGGGTCTTTGGTGTAATAGTAAACGCGCCAATGCCAGATTCTTCTATGGTCGTGATTGTCATAGTACGAATCGGATGGCGTGTCGAAGTTCCAGAACGTGAAGAACGAATCGGGCAATTCCTCATCATCGGCATAACTGCCCTGTCTCGCGTAATCCAATCCTGTTCTTAAGAACACATTTTCGAGTTTTTCCCACATGGTTACACCTTATCCAGTTTGGCTAAGAGCTCACGGCCTATCTTATCCATTTCATCCCACATGACTTGCATCAATTCATATTCGTGGTTCTTCTTGGCGTAATAAATGAAGAACGACGGTTTGATTCTCGGTGTCCCCACATCGAGGAACAACGCTGGCAATCCGCCTTTCTTCATGTCGTAGCCCAGATAGTAGTTGATGAAGTTGGCATCCACGCGCTCGATACGGTTCGTGAAAGAACGGTATGTGTCCCCCGTGCGGATATGCCCTTTCATGAAGTTCTGCATTTCCTCGGCTGGCTTCTCGGCGGTCTTTTGGAGAACCCTTACGAGTGCATCGGGGACGTTGCCTCCCCATTCCTCCACTTTTTTGAGAAAGTTCTCCGCGCCGACAAGCGACACATAAGTCCCCTTGAACGTGTACTTCTTCATGGTTCATCAAGCCTGTCCAGCATAACGTCTGACCTTGAACGTCATGAACTGATGCCGTCTGTCTATGTCCTCTGGCGTGTTCATTATCTCCCATACGCTGTTATCATCCAGTAGTTTGATAAGACTGCTCGAAGTGATATCGGGATGATACCAAGTCTGGATAACCATAGTGTCCACAATCGCGTATTCATCGTTGATCGTGCGCTCCGTACCGCCGTAGGATTTCGCGGATACGAATATGGTAGCACCCTCGGTCAATGTCTTGACATTGACACCGTTTATCTTACGGAACTCCGCCGTGATTATCTGGGCCGGAGTAGCGAACGGTAGCGACGGCTTGAAGCTCATGGTTCAACTACCTCGGACGTTGCAAGCTGGATGACACGCATTAGAAAAACCTGTGAGAAACGACCGTCCCCGGCTCCGTAGTTCCACAAATCCGCTACACCCCTTGCTATGCATCCCACCGATTCGGATGATTCCACAATCGAGGAATCCACACCGCCGGAGACCATGAACTCCTTTACATCGTTCGCGTATGCGAGAAGTAGCGTGTCGTGGTAGTCCCCGGTTATTCCAAGTCTGGCCTTAATCTCATCGAGTAGTTCCGAATCGTCCATGTGTCTAACCCCTGTGAAAGTATGACGGGGAATAATCCCCGTCTGGCTTTATGCCTTTTTCTTGCGTGTCTTCTTGGTCTTAGGCGGTTCGGTCTGTTCGACCGTCACATCCTCGGCGTTAGGCTCGGCATTGGCTACCAGCTCGACTACTCCGAGGGGATGGTCCAGCAATTCCTCGGCTCTGGCATCGTCCACATCGATGACCTGACCGACGGAGTAGGCTTCCCCTGTGAGCCTATCCGAGAACCGCCTAACTATTCTTAGTTGCATCGTATCTCATCAAAGACTGACTTTCTTCTTGATGATGTAGCATCCCGACGGGTCCAAGATTTTACCATCCACGATGGTGAGGCCCTTGTTTATCCACTCGTTAGTATCCTCATCGAAGTACCTCTTGATGCCGAATGCCATGTTGGTGTTGATTGCATAGTCGCTGGGTGTCCAGTAGATTCCGACGATATCGCCGTCAGATGCGGTTGCGAAGTCCTCGACAACATCCGGCTCTACAAGTGTAACGTCGCGTCCGAAGAATCTTCCGGCAAGGTTGCCCATATCAAGGTCGGTGGCCTCGCGGAAAATCGGCCTCTTGTTATCGTCCTGCATCGTGAGAAGATAGCTCTCGACGGTTGCGCTGGTAAACAGGAACTCGCCCTGTCCCCTCTTGGAAAGGGGAATCTCCGCGAACAGTCTCTTACGCCACTGTGTCCAGTCTGCAAACTGCGCCTCTGTCATCTCGACAACGTTGGTAACTCTGGGATCAACGGTGATTCCGAGAAGCTGACCGTTTCCGCTTCCGTTGATGATTCCCTTATCCATAGCCTCGACGTATGCCTCTGTCATGATACGGACTATCTCGCTCTCGAAAACATCGAGGGAAACGACCTGTGAAAGAAGCGTCTGGGCAACGCGAATCTCTCCGATGTTATAGGAGAACTCGACGTAGGTCTTGATATCTCCGGCTTTCTGCTTGCTGGATGGTACGGTCTCGGTGATCCAATGGAAATTGGCCTTGAGCTGGCTGATAGGGAACTTGACACCGCCCTTGATGTTCAGCTTACGGACCTTGGAATAGACCTGTCCGTACACCTTGGAAACGTCCTTGATGAACTCGGACATGATGGTTTCGGGAACGATTGCGCCGATATCGGCTGTGACGGTCGTACCGTTGTCCCCTCCGGCCCTGTACTCCGCCGGGATGGGTGTACCACGCTGGACGTAATCTTTGAAAGCCAGCCTGTACTCCATTGTCGCATAAGGGGATTCGGTCCTCTTAGCGGTCGCCTCGGTCTTCTGGCCGTAGGATGCGAGGGGATTCATCCTCTCGTCGCTCTCCTTGTCCAGCTCTGCAAGCTGACGCTCGGCCTCGGAGATTTCGTCCTTGATCGTCCTAAGAGAATCGCCGATGGCACGGACTTCCTCGACTGTCTGGGCGGTCTCGTTCCTCTGCTCAAGCTTGGACATCTCGTCCTGTTTACGGGCGATTACGCCCTCAAGATATGATTTCATAGTCATGTTATCATCCTCAAATTGTGAGATTCTTGTTCCTCAACCTTTCCAGCTCAAGCGCGTTTATGGCGGTTTCCTCCGCCTTGGCCTTTCCTCTGGCTTCCGCCAATGGCGAATACTCGGCTTCCTCCGAGCTTCTTGCTGAAACGCTCGTAGCTTGGTATGCCGGGAAATTAACCACGGATACCTCATGAACGATTGAGATTGACTTAATGGTACGAATCGGTGTCTCTGAATCGAGATTAGACCATTCGTCCGTTCTGATGCGGAACATGAAAGACATTCCGTCCATGTCTCCGCGCTGGATCGCGCTGTAAAGCGCACGGGCTTCCGCATTGTTGTCCACATCGAGAACGGCCCTCATGTGTACGCCTGTATCGTCGATGTTGAAACTCATCGTGCCGTTTCCGTTCTTGGACCTCGCCAGCGCGATCTTGCTGGTGTCATGGTTCACGAAAAGCCTAACATCTTTCATGTCGGCATCGTCCAGCGCGTGCTGGTCTATCCTCTCGATGAACTCTCCAGCCCAATCCTGAATCCTCGCCTCGGAGTTGAAAACGATGGGTGTCCCCTCGATAACCCCGTGTTCGGTCTCATCCTCTACGGCCCTGAAAGTGGCCGTGTACGCCCTTGTTACGAGCTTGTCATCCGAATATCTCTTACTCATGTGCTCCCCTCTAAAATGACCTCGATCTGTTCGTCCGTGAAGTTTCCGAACGTGCTCAACAACATCTTGGCCTGTTCGTATGTGAAGACCCCCGTCTGCACCTTTTCGATTATCTCCGCCACCGTGTTAAGGCTCGATGCCGTCAGCTTTACCCCGTTGCCAGCGTTGGCATCCTCGGACGGCTGGTCGTTGCTCTGACCTGTCTGATACTGGTTCGCAATATCCACATCGACGTAGTTAAGCGACTGCTTGCGCACGCCCTCAAGCTCGGCCAGAGGTCTAAGGCCCATCATGACCCTTTTCTCATTCTCGTACAATCCGCCCGAATCTCCGAGAAGCCTGACAAGCTCAAGCTTCTGGGTGGTGTTCATGAATATCAAATCCTTGGGCTGGAACACGATACGATGACCGTAACCGTTGGATGCGCGTTTCGTGAAGATGCATTTCGTGAACGCTTGAGACAAGGATTTTATCAATGGCTCTAAGGTCTTCTGATAGAACGCTTCATATTGCTCCTTGGTGTAATCGCCTGTCAGTATGGGCAACGATACGCCGAAGTTCCTCAATATCTTTTCATCGATGAACTTGAGGGTGTCAGCATCCACCATAGCGATCTCCCTCTTGAACGGGATGAACTCGCCTTTAAGGTCCAACGGCATGAATCCGCTTTCGTTGTTCTGCAATGCCCTTGTAAGGTCTTCCAAGGCTTTCTCTGTCTTATCGTTGTCAAGTATCGAATTATACTTGATGACCCCGTTTATTGCGAATGAGGACTTAAGTGCCTTGCCGACACCTTGCAACATGGTGTTGTTCAATTCCAGCGTTTTGAGTAGGCTGTCATGGTCGGGCTGGCCGAACGCATTACCACCCATAAATTCGTTCACGCTGTAATTATAGCGAACATGGATAACGTCAGCATAGCGTATCGTGCTGGTGTATGTGTTCGGGAACGTGAATTTAACGAAGTATTCTCCGCTTGCATCTTGCATGAAGTCCACCTGTGACGGTTGAAGCGGATAAAGCCCTGTGAGTTTCCCGTCCGTTCCCCATGTGGGGAAAATGAAGCTGTTATAGTTGAAATACACGCTCCATACGATCTTCTCGATGAAGTCTGTGGTTGTCATCAGCTCATTGGGATTATCGAGGACCGCCTGTATATCGTCCGTCTGGGGAACGATATCCGAGCCTTTCTTTACTATGTGCTGTGGGTCGAGCTTCTTCATCTCCCTAACGATGCAATTGATGGCTTGCTGAACAACGTCCGAAGCGTAGATATCATTACCGAACTGTGAGAAGATGGGAACGAACCCATTGAGCATCTTAGCATACTGAACGTTCTGCTTCTTGGTTTTGAATATGTCGAAGATACCCAACGCTTTATACCCCCAGATTTTGAGTGAACTCCGTTCTGTAACGCCTGAAAACCTCGTACAAGATAACGGTGGTTACTGCTCCATCGATTTTCCGGCTAAGTTGCCCATCGATTTTAACCACCAGCCCGTTACCCCGACTGTCAATTTTCAGCGCACTATTAGAAAAACACCATTTATCTATAAGATTATTCCCGATTATGAGCCTTGATTTAAGGTCGGCCTCGCACATCTTGATAGCCTGATTAAGGACCTCTGGACTTTGATAGATGAGTTCGGTGTCGAAACCGTACTGATCCATCCTTGTCAAGAACTCCGTGGCGAATTTCACATCATAGCCCACCTTGTACGGTCTTAGGCCGTACTGCTTATAGCAATCCGCGAACCAATCAGCGATTATCGTAACGTCCAGATAGTTCCCCGGACAAATCTTTATCATGCCGTCCCTCGCCCAATCCAGATAACGCGCTCCGGCTGATTTATCGTCGCTCCGTTCCAGCTTCCCCTCTGGAATGAAGTATTTGGTGTAGATGTACTTCTTAGGCTCGTTCGGTCTCATGAGAAGAATCTTAGCGCATGACAAATCAGTCGTTTCCGCAATGTCCACCGCACCTAAACATAGACAGTTACGGAACGATTCGATATCGAACACTTCCTCGTAGTCGTAGTCTTCCAGCATGAGCCAAGCCTCGCTATTGCTCTGTTTGAGGTTGAAGTCCTTGGCGAGCACGAAAGCCCTGTCAGCCTTGGACTGTTTCGCTAAATCGACCTGTTGCTCCATGTAGGAGTATTGCTTGACCTTGCCTAATGTCGGGTTGCTTTTCTCCCATAGCCTGTTCGCACGGTTGCCGTTCCAAACCTCGCTTTCATTGTTCTGGGTGTAAAGCCAGATGAGATAACGCTGGCTGGCTAAATCGTCTATCTCATCCCGAATGATTGCGCGTGCGCGTATCAGCTCCTTGTCCAGAACGCCGTCATTGACGAATCCCTCGGTAGTGATGAGGATTAGTTTCGGGTTCACTTTCAGCGATTGGGACTGCTCTATCGACTTTATGATTACGTTGTCTTTCTGCTCATGTATCTCGTCGATGACCGCTATATCGATGTTCCTACCCTCTTTATTGCGTGTCCTGTCTGAAAGCTTGAATATCTTGTTATCGTTGATTAGACACCGAATCCACTTCTGGTTACGCCATGTGTCCACGCTTCCGGGATCAATCATCAATCTCATGGTGTCGCACGCTTGATAAAGGATATCGGCCTGATTGTCATCGTTGGATGAACACACGATATCCAGCCCTTTACCGCCGATAATCATCTCCGTCAGCAGTAAAGCGGAGCATAGCTCGCTCTTGCCGTTCTTCCTCGCTATGAGGAATATCGCACGCTGGAATCTATCGACACCATCGGGCATCTTGAAGCCGTACAATGCGGAGATAAAGGCTTTCTGGAAAAGCATCAATTTCATTGGCTGGCCGTAATAAGGCGATTTCGTTAAGCGTAAGGCGTTCTCTATGAAGTCTATACGCATATCCGCGCTCGTAGTATCGTAGATGTAGTCCTTGGACCTCATGTCCCTCATGAGCCTGTCCAGTTCGATCTTCAACTCATCCCCGGCTATGATATCCCCCTTGCGTATCTCATCGTGGTATTTCTCAAGCCAGCCGTTAGTATGCTTTATCATGCGCCCACCCAAACCTTACGAGTAGTGGTTGTCAATCTTTCATCCTCGAATTGAGATAAGCCCTAAGTGGGCTTTCGTCCTCGCCAGTCGTTCCCTTGCGAAGCTGACCGCACAATATACGCACGATATCTTTCTCTTGCGCCAAAAGGTCTTTGTAAAGTTTTCCGGCTGATGTTGTCTTCTGTAAGGTCGGGTCGGTCGGATGGTAGCGTATGAAAGGCTTGGTCCGAAGCTCGGCCAGTTGCTTCTCAATGAAAACAAGGTCCTCGATCATCGGAGTTACAATCGTCAGCACATCGGCATCCACGCCCTCGAAGATGCGCACCAGTTCGTCATGCCTATCGTTCGTCATAGTTGGCTATCTCCCTACATATTTTTCGCATTTTCGGGATATCGGGCTATGTTTTCTTAAGTTCACACAAACGGCTCTAAGAAATTTCAAAAAATTTGATTGTGTGGGAAATAGG